CTATACGGTTTGTTTTCGTAAGGCGTTTGGCGATGCCGCAAATACTCAAACCTATATAGTCCGCGCTTTTTTCGTGTGTATAACCCGGCTACTTCGGGCGGTGGCTACAAAGTTACTAATTTTATGAAGAAGTTACTTTTATTGCTCTGCCTTTTGTTTCCGGTGCTGGGTTTGGCACAGGAGCGCGGAACGCTTGACTACCTCGACGCTCGCCCCTTCTTTGGGGAAATAGTGTTAGGCGATTCCATCACTAAGAACCTGCGTAAGCTGCACCTATTGGAAGAAAAAGCCGAAAAGGGCGGCTTCCGTTGTGAAGTTACCGAAAAAGGAAAGGAATGTTATAAAATCGGGGGGCATTCTCCATTGGCTATCTATGTAGACGTTGTGGACTACAAGATTAAAAATATATTGGTCTACTTCCTTATTGGGAACGGCGAAGAATTGGACGTTGTAAAGGCCTTAATGGAGGACTTTGGCGAATGGGCGCAAAATGACAATGGCTTTAATTGGTATGGTAAAAAGGTAAATGTTCTGTCGCATTACTCCGACGACTTGCGAACATTCTACGTTTTCTTTAACTATGCTACACAGCCTTAATATGGAAGTCGTTTTATTGTGGGTTGCCGGGGTTCTTATTGGCGGCTCGTTCCTGTTTATTGTGGTCGCCCTGCTGACGAAGCCCCGCCGTATGAAGAAGAAGGCACAACGGGAAGCCGAAGCGCGGGCGAAGGAATTAGCCGACATCTACGGGCGTGTCGCTTGCACCCGCGTAAGATTGGGCGGTCTTGAACGGGCTACGCGAATACTTGAAGAAGCCCGGAAGAAGGACGACGTACCAAAGTAATACGTTTGAGTATTTTTTGCTATTGACTTTTTCGGTTGGTAACAATTAGTTACGTCCGTTCCACGTTATACGCTTACGGCTGTAACTCCGTGGGTATCGTATTCCCGTCAGGCGGTCGGGTCTGATTTGGAAGCCCCGCGTTATTGTGCTAACTTTGTGGCGAATAAACAACACTTTGCCACAATGGAAGAAAAACAATTAACCCCCGCCGAAGCGTTCTTTATGAAGAAGGCGGAATTTGAACACAACATAACGGAAGCCGTTAAGAACTTCGCCGGGTCGTATGCCACGGACGTAAAAATAGCGGTTGCCGTTGAAGTACAGCCCGCCCTTGCTAATTCCGGCGACGTCGTGGACTGTCGTATTAAAGGAGTTGAAATTGAAGCCAAATATAAACAAAATGCCTAAGCCCTTAGCCCCCGCCTTCCAACCGCTACCGTTCCCGTATTCCCCGGTACTCCGGGACGCAATGGCGGAAGTTTCCCGTTCCGTCGAGCCTATGCTTGACGACTTGGTAGCGCGCTACGCTCCCACCAATGAAGGGCGCGTTACTATTGCCCTGTGCGACGTTAAGAACTCCCACGGACGCGCCCGGCGTGATGCACTACGTAGACTTGACCGGGTTGTTACTGAACTATTCCCACCCGTCGAAGGTGCGCCGCTTCCTTCCGAGGAACTGAACGGGAAGCCGGACGTTTTAGCCGGGGCCGCCTGTATCGGCTACGACTTCCACCCCGAAAGCAATACCTTCGGAATAGGTTTTATTCCTTCGGGCTATGCTCCGTTTAACTCCAAATAACAAAGGCTATGAAAATACCGCGTATCAATACCACGAAGGGCAAACAGCCTGTTACCGTCGTTCCCGATAACGTCCTTGTCGAAGGCTTCCTTAATTCCGACGCCCCGGCGGAATATATAGACGTCGTGCGGCTTCTTGAATATGCCGAACCGGACGCCGAAAAGAACGGGGCTATTCTCCGGCAATGCTTGGAAGGTAAAGCCCGGCTTCTTCCTGTATATCCCGGCGTAGGAGAAAAAGAACCCACGGGCGCGAAGCTCGTAGGTTCTATTATGGACGGCGGCTTATACCTCGTTCCTATTCGTTAGGGTGTCTTAAACGACTTCGCTAACGCTACCATTTCCGCGTATTCGGTTGGCATCAACAACTGGAATACGCGGTTTCCTATAAATGCATTTTCAAAGGCGTGGGCTAAATATTCGTGTTGTTTCATGCCGTAACTCTTGAAGTAACTAACGGAATGACCCCAGCCTACGTCGTCGCGGTTTACCAAACTTCGCAACGTGTCCATAAGTCCGCCGAACTGCTCCAACGCATCCGGCTTTGAAATGCCGTAACGCTTAAATATCGGGTCGTCTTTGTCCTTAGTCCGTATTCGCTCGTAAATGTTTTTTATCTTAGCCGACAGCGTTATTATACGCATTTGGTTTACTTCGTGCTTGACCTTCTGAACCTCGTACTTCCCCGTTTTATAGTTCCATACCCTTTCCGTCGTGTAATAGGTCGTCTTTTCGCGGGTGCGTAGCCGCTTGGTCTGTGCGTCGCGGAGGTCTGTAACTTCCTTCGCAAACAATAAATTCCGTTGGTCGGCTATGGCGTGGCCGAACTCATGGTAAATAACGGATACGCGGTGCCACGGCGAAACTTCGTTACGTCCTTTCGTATAGACTACGACTAAGTTGCCGCCACTTTCGTAACTGCGCCCGGTGCTGTTGTGTATCTCTAACTTAACCTTCCGTTTGAGAAGGTCGAAGAAGTCCTTACTAAATTCGTGGTCGGCGTCGCCTAAATATGCCTTACCCTTTTCCAACTCGGCGGGCATATTCGCGGAATAGCTGCCCTTCTTGGCTTTTGCGGCTGCTAACTTGGCGGGTAGCGACGCGAAGAAGGCTTTAAGGCGGCTAATGCAGTCGCCGTAGTAGTTGTTAGTCTTTACGTCGTTGGCGTTAAGGGCGGCTTCTATTTCCTTCACTATGTCCGGGAAGCCTACCGCCTTGTCTGCGAAGTCTTCCACCTCGTTACGGGCGGCCATCCATTGTTGTAGCCTATTGATGCGTTCCGTGTGTAAGCGTTGCAATTCGGCGCGAAGTCCGGCGCGGTCGCCGGCCGTCCTCAATGGATCCAACCCCGAAACGTCTAAGCCGAACGTATAGGCCCACGCTTTATAATGGGCTATCTCGCTGTCGAACTCCGTACAGGGTTCGGACGGCTTTGCCGTGGTGCCTGGCATTTGTGTCTTCTGCGGAATAGCCGGAAGAAGGCCGCCGGAAATAACGCCGTTCTTGAAGTTGTCGCGTATGTAATACGGCATCGACTTCCACCCCTTAGCGCGGTCGGCTATCGTTTCAATATGGGAACGGAAGGCGGCGGGTACGTCGCGGACGGTGCGACGGGAAGGAAGGCTTTTATAGGTCTGACCCCGAACTATGGCTTTTAATCGGTTCGCCCTCTCTTTGTTGAACTCGTCGTAGTCGGACATAATAGGCACTACGACGCAACGGCATTGCGGGTGCCAACCGAGGAACTTGAAAGTTTTGGGGTAGTCGCCCGCCAACTCGTCGCAAATGTCGGTTAACGGTACGGTCTTCCCCTTGCTGTCCTTCGTGGTGTGGTTGTTGCTCAACATCACGCGGAAGCCTACGACGAAATCTAATTGTTGCCATCGTAAGTATTCGGCTTCCCTGTACGCCATATTTACTTCCGTCCGAGCCAAACGCTCGGCGTTTTTGGCTGCACTCCTGTAAACGCCTTGGCCGGGGTGGTACATCTTCGCCGCCTTACTAAGCCGAAGGTTTCCGCCCTTGTCACGGACGCGCCTAAATAGTTTGTCCGGCTGTTGTAGGTATTGGCGAAGGTCGCGGGAGAGCTGCTGTGCGCTGCGCCCTTCTCCTACTGCTACGTCTATACCCAATTCTAACGCCGTCTTAAATTCTTCCGTGTACTTCCATACGCGCTGACTAAGCCCCAAACCTCCGGCTTTACGCTGTTGGAAGGCTTGTAAGGCTTCGAGGTTACGGGCTTGGTACTTCTCCGCTTCTTCCGGGGTTAGCCGGGACGTGCGAAGTATGGAACCTAAGAAGGCATCGCTTTTGTCGCAGGCCGCTTGCCACTCCGTCCGCGTCCCGGTAGTTATAACGGCTTCTACCTTCTTCGTAAGTCGGGAAAGTATGCCTTCGGCTTGGCGACGTGTAGCCGGGAAGTCGTCGAAACTAAAAACGCCGTCTTCGGGTATGGTTATACGTCCGGCGGCGCGGGCTATCTCGTCGCAAGCGGTGTTATATAGCCGTTCCACTTGGCGGGCGTACTGCCGCGTCTTGGCGTAGTGCCGGGCATCAAAGCCACGAAGTCGGACTATAAGGCGGTTTTCGGTATAATCGGGCATAAAGTTATTTTTTCGGAATTTCGCGTTTAAGCGCGTTCCGCTTCCGAGGTGGGTACTTTATCCATTCGGAAGGAAACGCGGCCTATACGCGGCTTAAAACGGCTTCTTTTGGTTTGTATTCTCCATAAATAGAGCGTATTACGGAATTTTAGGCGGGTTCGTAGGCTTAAAGGGTCGGTTCGCCTTCCGTCCATGCGTTGGCCCGGTCTTCTTCCGTTTGTATTTCGGCCTGTTCTACGTCCGGGTCTTCCGCCCAACCTAAACGGCGTATAGTCGTCTTTTGGCTTGCTATCGGCTTGCCGCCGTTGGCACCTTGGAGCATATTTATTTTCGCCTGTTCGTCCTCAATAATGTACGGCGTTATCCGGGGCGAAACAATAAGACGACGGGCGGCGGCTTTGTTCTTGACGTTAGCCGCTCCGAGGTAGGCTAACACGATGTTTGCTCGTCGGGTTAAGTAGTCGTCGAATATTTCCATTTTGTCCTGTACCTTTAAGTGTGCGTCCATAAATAGAAGTTGAAGGGCTACGCCGCTAACCGCGCCTATTCCCTTTACGCTATCAAAGGAAATATCGGGCGTTTGGGTAATGGTGTAAATCATTCGTAGAAGCGTGTCTATTTCCAACCTTACGCTTTCCGGGGCCTGCGCCCATGATAGGTAGGTTGCTTTCGCGCCTTCCTCGCCTTCGATTATCGCTCCGGCTTCTCCCTTCCTTGCGAAGCCCAATATTTTGCCTTCTACAAAGATTTTCGGGCTTGCGTGGTAGTCGTTGGTATCGGCGAAGTTGGAAAGTAACTTTTCCAAACGGTCGATAAGGCTCTGCACGTCTTCCCACTCTACGGCGGGTTGACTTCCGTACACTATGGGGATTTTGCCGATGGTTAGCTGCTTGGGGTAGCCTTCGACTAACTCCCAGTTCTTGGCTTCCGTCCCGGTCGGGCCTTCCGCTGTCCATATATAGTGCGCGTCCTTCGTGTAGGTTTCAAAGTAGGTGCGCGTAGTCAGGTCGTCTGCCTTCTTCGTGAACTCACGGGAAAAGGCTATTAAGTCGCGGTTGTCATCGAAGTATGGGTAAAGTTTATCCCCAAAGGCCGGACTAAACAGGGCTACGCGAAACTTCGTTTTTGTCGGGAAGCCGTAGAGGTCGTGCGTTTCCTCGGTTTCTACCGGGTACCAATATTCGGCTACCTCGGTAGAATTGAAAATACTACGGGCTACGCGGCGGTTAAGGGTTCTTTCCTTGACTTCGTGGAATACACGTTTAAGCGCGGCAAGTACCGCTTTTTCCTCGTCGCCTTGCGGGTCTGCATCGTAGGCGGGCGGGTTGCCGAAGGTAAAGGCTACGGCGCGTTTCACTATCAACTTTTGAAGGGCTAACGCTATGCGGGCTACGGGTTCAATTCTAAACCCCTGTTCCGTGGTAAGCTCGGCGTTTACGTTTATGTTCTTGACTTGCCCGTATTCCTCGCTATCCTTGTCAATTACTACAAGTTTGTCCGGGCGTTTGCGCGGGTCGTTGATGTCGTGCTTTGCAGGGTCGTACTGCGCGGCGTACTGCTCCGAATTGGGAAGGGTTGTAATTCGCCCGTTTCTCAACTCGTTTATAGCTGCGGGGTAGTCGCCCGCTTTTAGTAGTTCGTCAATAGGTGGCATAGTCTATTGGGGTTTATGGGGGTTAGAAAATTTGTTTTAATCTTGAAATACTTTGCTTACCGTCGGGGCGTTTCTCCACCGTTCCCGTTAGAGCGTCCGGCGCGTCGTCGTGGGTGTTTCGTCCCTGCTTCTTGTATTGGGTTATAGCCTTGTGGAACTTCGGCCATAAGTGCGCCCACTCCTTCGGGAAGTGCGTAAGGTTCTGCACCTCGTTTGAATGGCTGAATATTCGTATATCCTTGTTTTCTCCTTGGTGGAACCAGCGTACAACGGTGCGGCGGTTTCCCAATATCCGGCAGTTTTCTTCTACCTTCCGGGCGAAGCCGCGCCCGCCGTTGTTGCTCTCTATTATCGCTTCCTCTACTTCCCACTTCGTAAGGATCCGCGCCGTTTCCGGCTCGGTCGTTTCCATTGCGGCCTGGGTATAGTACACGTCTAAAATGAAGTTGCCTATTTCCGTTTCGACGTAGACAATACAGCAAAGGAAGTCTTCGCCCGTGTCAGCGGTATCGACGTAGGCTTTTACTTTGTGCTTCTTGGTTACGGGCAATACTTCGTAGGTCTTAAACTCGCGTTCGTACATAAGCCCCGTTATCGGTCGGGGGTTCTGCATATACTGCGTTTCAAACACCCACCCGCTTTTTTCTTCCAATTCGTGAAGTTCGGCTAACGTGTGTTTGAACTCCCACAGCGGCCGCTCCTTGCCGTCGTCGTCAATCTCAATAACGGGAAGGCTCAATACTACCCATTCGTCCGGCTCCAACTTCTGCAAGTAGCCGCAAAGGTCGTCTTCGTCCAAACGCTGCATAATTATAATTATCGGCGTTTTTCGGCTGTTAACGCGGTTTCGTATGGTGGTTTCAAACTTTTGGTTTACCTTCTCGCGTATTTGTTCGCTTCGTGCGTCGTCCGGCTTAATAGGGTCGTCGATGACTATCGCGCCGCCGAACTCGTCCCCTTCGGAAGTAATGGCGGCTACCTCGTCGCCTAATTCCTCGTCTTCGTCCTTATCCACCAAACCCGCGCCGAAGCCTGTTACCTGTCCGGCTGATGAAACGGCGTAAAGTCCGCCCCCGGCTTTTGTAAACCATTTGCGGGTGTTTACGCTCGTCGGCATAGCGTCCGGGAACAATCGCCTATAACTCGGTTCGCGCAGAATTTCCTGTACTCCCCGGCTGTTGTCGCGGGCTAAGTCGTCCGAATAACTGAGGTGTATAAACTTCGCCTTCGGGTTAATGGCGAAGCCTTCCGCGATGAAGTTCTTAACCGCTAATTCGGTCTTGCCGTAGCGTGGTGCGATGTTTATTATAAGCCGGGTTATCTCGCCTTTTAATACCTTGTCTAAGGCTTCGGCTATCCTTTCGTGATGTTTGCCTACGACGAACTTACGCTTATACTTTTCTTTGAAAAAGAAGCGTGTAAAGTTTAGCGTTCCTTGGCGGATCCACGTCTTTATTACGTCTATGTCGCGGCAGAAGGACATTAGTATTTTTCGTTTAGGGTTTTGAATAGTTCGGCGGCTTCTTCCTTCGTAAGCGTCCGGGCCGGTATCAAGTCGCCGCCGTCCTTTCCTGTAAGTTCCATTCGCTGTGTGGGCTTGCCGTACTGCCTTTCGCGCAGCTTGTCTAACGTCGTGGTCTTGCCGTTCTTCATGTCGCTAAGTATGGCCCGCGCTAATCCTTTGGGGTATATCGGGGCTTCCTCCCACTTTACAAGTAGTTGAAGGTCGGCGAAGGTAAAGGAAAGTATAGCGGCTTCCCATTCGTTAATCTCCACGGCGGAAAGGCTGTAAAACTTCTTCGCCTTCGCCTTGCTCCCGAATATCTTTACAAGCTGTTCGGGTACGCGGCTTTTGGGGCGGCCTTTGGGGTTGCCACTCTGTCCGGGTTTGAACTGATGCGGGGTTATGTTTTCGGGGTTTGGCATATCGCTGTTTTTTTGTCGTTTTGTCGCTGTTCCTTATTCGGCTTCCTCGTCCGGGGCGAAGTTTCCTAATAGTTCCGCTTTGTCGCCCGTGTATTCTTCCCACCGCTTTATTATCACGTCTATATAGGCGGGGTCTAATTCCACGGTATAACAGGAGCGGGCCAACTGCTCGGCCGCCATAAGGGTGCTTCCGCTTCCGCCGAATAGGTCTAACACTACTTCGCCGGGGCGTGTGCTGTTCTTAATGGCGCGTCCCATAAGTTTTATAGGCTTCATCGTGGGGTGGTCGGCGGAACGTAGCGGCTTATCCTCGTGTATTGTCGTGGTCGGGGTGGCTTCGCCCAATAGCGAACGAAGAAGGGCTTTTAACTCGTCCTTCGTCATTGCGTCTATGTCCGGGGCTTCGTCCTCGGTTACGGTCAATAGGTCGCGGCGGTTTACGAAGAAGTGCGACGCGCCGGACTTCCAACCGTAAAGGCAGGGTTCGTGCTTCCATTGGTAGTCCTGTCGCCCTAATACCATGTTGTTTTTAACCCATATAAGTATCTGCTTCAACTCCCACCCCACGGACTTAACCGCCAATTTGAAGTTAAGCCCTTCCGTTCCGGCGTGCCAAATGTAGAACGCGCCCCCCTTCTTGAGGTAGCGGTTGGCGTTGTCGAAGGCGGCTTTAAGGAACTCTAAAAAGGCTTCGTCGCCCATCTTGTCGTTGGCGATGTCCTTTTGTACCCGGTTCCCCTTGTCGGCGGCGTTTAGGGCTTCGTTCTTGCTTGAATAGTCCACGTTATAGGGCGGGTCGGTTAAGAATAGGTCTACTTTGCCTTCGCCTATCAGGATATCCAATACTTCCGGCTTCGTGCTGTCGCCACAGATTAGGCGGTGGTTTCCCAATCGGTAGACATTGCCGTATTTCGCCTTCGGCTTGCTCGGTAAGTTCTCGCCTACGTTAAAGTCGTCTTCTTCCGCTTCTTCTTCGGCTTGCCCTGTGTCAATGTCGGGAAGTTCCACGGCCCAACGGTCGAGGTCGTCTATATCCCATTCGTTGGCTAAGTCGTTATAATCCCAATCGCCGAAGGCTACGTTATCCTTTATGACAATGGCGCGTAGTTTCTCCGGCGTGGTTTCCGGCGGTATTATTTTCGCTATTGTTTCCGTGTAGCCCAATTCTTTAAGGGCGCGGTAGCGCATATTTCCGCCTATAATGACGTTATGCCCGTCGTATTGGTATATAAGCACTTCCCGAAGTGCCAACATTTCGGGGTCGTCCTCTATCGACGCTTTCAACTTCCTAAATTTTACGTCGTCCTTCATTATTCGCGGGTTCTTCGGAACTCCGGGAATTTGCCCTTTGTTCAGTTCCAAATCCGACAACTTCAATACGACGCTTTGCACCAATGGCGCGAGGGCCTTGGCGGGGGTAGCTGCTCCTTCCTGTGTTTTCTTCTTTGCCATAGTTTCCGGGGGTTAAGGGTTAGAAGGGTGCCGGGCCGCTGTGTCCGCCGCCGAAGGGGTCAGCCCAATACGCCATAGACGCGCCGCGCATACTCGCTGCCGTCGAACTCTGAATAGCGGAACCGTTGCCGCCGCTTCCTGTGCTTCCGTTGTCTTCTGCCATTTTCGTGGGGTGTTAATCGTTAAACTTTTTCCGTATCAAGTCCGCCCATGCGTCTTTACCCCATACGGGCTTCCGTATGGTTTGGTAGCGTTCCAATATCCGGCTAAAAAATTCGTCATAGAAGTCGTAAAGTTCCGGGCTTTCCTCTATTGTGAATTGCTCAATACTGCCGGAACTGCGTAGGTTCGCCGAGCCGTGGGCTATTATCTTCTTCCCGCCTAATGTTTCAAACTGCGCCGTTTTGGTGTGGACGTTCGCCACGGCTAATTGTAGACGGTTGTCTATATCCAAATGGCGGTAAATGTAGGGTATTAAAGCCCGTATCTCCATGTTGTAGAAGTACGCGCTTATTATTAGGTTCAATTCGTCTATATAGCCGTGGGTTATAAGGTTGTGTAGGCTGTCTATGTTGTTTTGGTTCATCGACAGCGTGGAAATTGTCAACTTCTTACACTTGGCGTTATTCCTCACTATGAAGGCTTCTAAGAAGTCGCCGAAAATGAACGAGCCGTTAACTATCACGTCGTAGCGGCTTCCCTCGGTCATCTCTATATCACGCGCCAATTTTACGGCGTTGTCGTACATAACGAAGTCCGGCTTACGGGTGTAAACCTTCGGCTTTATGTAGCGTGTTTCTTCCCCTTCGTCGTCGCTTAGAACGTCAAAGAGGGAAGTATCTACGTCGGGAAGGTCGAAGTTACCTATATCCCCTATGTCGAAGTTAAAGCCGTCTTCGTCGGCCTGGATCTTTTTTCGTCTGCTCATTTCCTTTGTCGGTTTATGGAAAAGGGCGCGGTTTCGGTCGCCGCGCCCTTCCGCTTCGGCAGTGTCGCCGTTGCTTTCAGCTATATGGAATTTCGTAGAAGCCTATATTAACCACGCTATCCACGCCCAAACAATGCCTTCAACCACGAAATAAAGAAGAAGCCACGTTAAAGCCCCGGCGGTCGTCCATAGGAAGTCGGCAAGTTCCGGCGTTCCTTTCTTGGTTACGCGGTCGTAAACTTCCTTTGCCACTCCTACCAATATGGCTATACCCACGGCGAAAAGCACGGGTATAAAGTTGGTAAGAACTCCGGCAATAAGAAGCCCGGCGGCGTAGTGGAGTTTCTTGTCGTAGGCTATCCGCTTAATGAAGGCGGCGGCTTTTTCTATTGCTTGTTTGGGTGTCATACGCGGGCGGTTTATTATGCCGCAAAGTTAAAGGGTTTGCCGTATTAAATTGATACGACAAACCCTAAAACACTTCGCTAAAACTTCAAGTAGGCGGCTATACCGCGCCCAAATACTCGGTTACTTCTCGTTTGAAGTCGTCGAAGCTGCGGACTATAACGTACTTGTTACCGTTGGCTTCGGCGGCTTTCTGCCATTCCTTCTGCGTCCGTCGTTGTGTGCCTTCCTCAGTCTTGAACTCCACGCAAAGGGAAGCGTAGCCGCCCGAAGGCTTCAAGAGGATAGCGTCTGCAACTCCGGCGGTAACGCCTTCCGCCTTCAATATCCCGGCTTCCCGTTTATTGCGTCCGCCGCCGTTAGGGACGGCAAAGAATACCGGGCGAAGGTGCGGGTATTGTAGCCCAAACCAATAGAAGCAGTTCCGTTGTATGTGGCTTTCTATGTGCCGGGGCTTCGCCTTCTCTTTGGTGGCGTTGGCTCTCGCTACCAACTCGTCGAAGGTTAGGCGCGGCTTCTCCGTCCCGGCGGGGCGGACGGGTTCGTAGCACTCGCCTATAAACTCGTCGAAGCCGTACTTTCTTTCGGGCTGCGGTTCTGCCTTGTCTTTTTCCCGAAGGGCGGCGGCGCAGGACTTGCTGCAGCACTTTCCCCAACCTCTTGCGACGTTCCGGCTATCGGCTTGGAAGGGGCGGCCGCAATTCTCGCAAATTCTCGTTACATAGGCCATTGTTCTTCGGGCTTAAAGTGGAACTTCGGGGCTTTCTTCGGTATGGGTAAACCGTGAACGCTCGCTATGTAGCGGTAGTTATCGAATACTATACCCTTGAGCCATTTCTTTTCCTTACGGGGAAGGCGTAGGGTTGGCCCGGTATGGACGAGCCGGATGGTGGCGTGGCTGAAACTGAAATTTTCGCCTAATGTCGTTTGCATGGTTGTTGTCTTTACTTGGTTCTTAACTATCGGGAAATAACGAGCCTTGTAGACGGTCGGCGGCGGCTTTCGCCCGTTCCGCTTCTATCTGCTGCACTCGCTTTATTTCCTTGTCTATCTCGGCTTCTATCGCCTTCGACTTTCGTAGAGTGTCCGGCAAACGTGTACGGAAGTATTCGCGTTGTGCTTGCCGAAGCTCTACTACTTTGTCGAAGAATTGTTTAGGGTTCATAACTGCGAAAAGAGGTTAAGTTGTATTCCTTTCTTTGCTGTCCGGGCGTAAATCGGGCAATTTTCGCGGTAATGGCACGCGCCTAACTTGGCTTCTTCAAACCTTTGCGCCCAAAGTTCCGCGTAGGCTTCTGTTCCGGGTTCCGCTTCGCCACTAAGGAAGGTTACTAACTTCATACAGAAAAAGCCGCGTTCTTTCGTGCTTTCGCCGTTAATCTCTACTAAACCGGTTCCGTTCATCTTAGTAGGGCATATTTTCGTTGCCGGGGCCTGGGTATGGTTCGCCGGGGTAGCCGCTTCCGTATGCTCCACCGCCGTAGCCTTGTGCGCCGTACTGCTGTCCGGGTTGGGTCTGCTGTTGGTTCTGCCCGTCCTGTCGGCTTCCGAGCAGCTCCAACTCGGTAACGGTGCAATTAAGCCCCGCTTCTACGCCGTTCCGTCCTGTGTACGGTTTGGCGGTAAGGTTGCCCCGGCAGAATACCTGCGTTCCCTTCTTGAGGTATTGAACTACCGCGCCGTCGCCCGGTTTAAGACAACTTACCCACGTCGTCCGGGTTACGGTTGTACCCTGTGCGTCCTTGTAACGCTCGGAAGTAGCCACGTTGAAGGCTATAAACGGTTTCCCGTTGAAGTTCTTGATTTCCGCGTCGGATCCTATGTGTCCGACAAATTCCGCTTTTAACATAGTTGCTTGTTTTTGTTGGGGGTTATGGTTATTTCGTTTTCTTCGGTATGAAGCCGACGTAAAGGCTTGCTTCGTAGTCTACCAATCCACCCGGAACGGGGTGTATGTCGGCGCGGTGGCGTATATAGCCGAAGTCCTTTATTCGCCCTAAGACTTCTTCGGTTAGGTAGTCCCGGTAAAGTCTTACAACTTCTTCCGGCGGCATTTTGCCTTCCTGTACTAAGTGGCGAACTTGGCTTACCACTTTCGCCACTTTGTAGCCCGGCGGAAGTGTGGCGGGCGTTTCGGGATGAAGGGCGTAGGCCCAACGGCGCAAAAGCGCGGCTAATTTCTTTTTCATGCTGTTATTGGTTGAAGGGGTTAGTATTGTTGTTGTCTTTGTCTTTTAGTATGCCGACGTATAAAAAGCCGCCTATTTTAAGTTCCCCGGTTTCCGGGTTGCGTTGCTCGGTGTATTCTACTACGCCGTCTTCCCAAAGTCGGGCTACTATGGTGTGGGCTATGCGTTCTTTGTATTCCTCACGCAAACGCTTTACCGCGTCGGGGTAATAACCCCGTTGTTGTGCTTGGGCTGCTCGTCTTTCCTCGTCCGGGGAAATGGCGTAAACCGTACCTATACGGCGAACTTCGTAAGTTGCCAACCCGTTAAGTGAAGGAAGATATAGCCCATAGTCGGGTGTTGGGTAGTTTGTTTCCGGGCTTAACTTGGAAGCCCAACGGCGAAGGAACGCCGCGAATTTGTCTTTAAGGTTCATTGTTATTTTGTATATGGGTTGTCTATCTCTACTTTCCAACCTTCGCCGAAACGTGCGGCTACTATGGCTTTCGCCGTTTCCTCGGCTTCTTCGGCAGTGTTGAAAGCGTTTGTATTTTCGCCGACGGTATAGTCTTCCCAACGGCGCGGGTCTTTTACTTTGTCCTCTTTTGTTATCGGGCGCGCTACTTCTATTTCGTAGTTTCCGCCCCATATTGCTCGTTTATCACGGGGAAGGCTATTAAATTCTTCGCCTAAATATCCGTAAACTCCGGAAATTCTGCCGTCTTCGTTTTTGCAACAGCGTTTTATCCCGTCGGCGATTATTTTTTGCGTAGTAGTGTACAGCTTCCATGCAAAAGCCCCTGTATGAAGTAATTTCGATTCTTACCTTTCGGGGGTTGGGTATTCTTACGAATAATTCCGGGTGGCTCTCTAACTTGAAGTCGTCGCCAATGTTTACCGGGAAGAAGTCGGGGTATAATCCACGGTCATAGGACTGGTCATTTGCTTCCTGTAAGGTTAATAAGTTCATATCTTTTCGGTATTTATGAATTGGAAAATATGCTTAATTACGTCTACCGTCCAACCGTTACCGAGCATTCGGTATGCCTGGCTATCACTGCAAACCCATTCGTACCAATCGGGAATAGTTTGTAGGCGGCTGCACTCGGTGGGGGTAAGACGGCGTAGAACTGCGTCGGGTGTTAGAACTGCGGGCGCGTGTCCGGCGTGGGCTGAACACAAAGCAGGGGTTATGCCGTCGGCTGAATAGACGCGGTTTTGTTGGTATGGCTGCTTTCCGCCGCTCTCGGTGTCCGGGTTAAGTTGTATTACCTCGCGGCTTTGTACGATGTTGTTGGCTTCGTAGCGGCTTGAAGTAACCGTAGGGGCTTTGTCGCGGAATATGCCGCCCGCGTTGAAGCCGTGGGGAAGTTGGAGTATTAGGTTATCTTTTTGAACCGTTGTTAGCGTATTGGTTTTCCCGTCGGTTCGGGGTTCTAACTCGGTCATATTATGCCGGCTCTCCTGTACTTCTCCGGCTTCGTATTGGCGGCGTATAGCCTTGCAGTATTCGGTTCGGCGTGGTGTCAAACACGCGGATTCTATGTAAATTAAATTGTCCTTCTCCACGCTTGTAAGGCAGTTAGTCTTACCGTCCGGGCGAAGTTCCGGCGTTTGCTCGTTCCTTCCTGTTTCCGGGTTGAAACGCCCACGAACAGCCACGCAACGGGCGGCGCGTTCCCCTTGAAGTAATACTATATCGTCGTGGCAGCTCCCGCCTACGCGAAGGGTGTTGCTTTTTTCGTCTTCCGCCCTTGGGTGGAAGACGAAGCCGGTACCGGCTTCGGCTTGCCGTTGATGGTGTTCTATAAGTTTCTTTATTCGTTGGGAAGTAAGGACGTAGCGGGGTTCTACCTCGTCTTCCAAAATATCGCGTAGGTATATTCCCCGGTCTTCCGGCTGTGGAATTGCGGTAAATACCTTTGTGTCGAATAGGTTTGCTTCTTCGCGTGTCCGTATGTTAGTCCAATACAAGCGGACGCGGTTTTGTGCTGAAACTAAGGCGGAATTTATTACGACGGGTTCTAATCCTAATTGGTCGGTAATGACTTGTTCGCACTCCTTACGCATACGGACGTTTTCAAGTAGGAATAAAACGCCGGGGTTATACTCTTGTATCTCCCGAAGAATACGGACGTATTCAAAGAATAGGACGCTTCGGGGGTCGTTAAAATTTAACTGCTTTCCGGCGAAGCTGAACCCTTGACACGGCGAACCGCCTATAAGGAGGTCTATGTGGGGAAGGTCGGCGGCGCGTACTCCTGTAACACTGCCGAGCTGCACCGTGTCCGGGAAATTGTGCTGTGTCTGCTGTATGGCGAATTTGTCAATTTCGGAAGCAAAGTATTTGTTTACCTTAATCCCGGCTTCCCTTAACGCTATTTGCCCGCAGCTCATCCCGTCAAAAAGGGAAAGTACGTTTATTCCGTTGTTGCTCATTTCGTCTTATATTGATACGTCCAAAGGCGTAGTTAATTTATTACTCAATAGCGTAGCCACTTTTTCAGCGGCGGCGCGGAACTCTCGGTTATACTTGTATTCGTTATCGTATCGACGGAGGTAGTAGTGAATTGTCGAAGTGTCGTGTTTCGTTTCCTCGGCGATGTCCTGTGTCGAAACGCCGCGCTTCTTGCAATGGTGGGCGTATATCATTCGGGCGTAGACGTACCAACGCCCCCGGCTGTCGTTTACTATGTACTTGAAGGGAACAGCCATCGCTACAAGTATGGCGCGTTTAATATCCCGGTGCAACGGTCTACGTTCGTATTCCACCGTTAAACCTAAACCTTTGGCTATCTCCCGTTCTAATGTCGCCCCGTTGCTTAACTCCCAATTTGCAAGCATATAAATCGCGTCGCAGTCAAGCAATAAGCGAATATCCGCTTTCATTTGCTCTCTCCACGGTTCGGACGGATCCACGCCGTTGTTAAGGGGGTTAATCACGGCGTAGCCCTGTGCCGTTAGGCGCGTGGCGGCTGCGGTAAAATTCGCGGTGTATTCTTCCGGGGTTAATCCCGAAATTTGGCCGCTTATGTAAATTTTAGTTTGCTTCATGCGATTTGGGGTTTATTTTGCTTCTATGGCGTTTTATTGTCGTCAGCCCTTCAACTACCCACCCGAAGGGCGTAGCGCGAAAATTGGGGCGTTTCCGTGGCTCTGGCCTACTTTAACGGCGTTAGCCTATGCCTATAACTTTGGTTGTCAAATGGTAAATAATCAAACATTTCGGCGAAGCGGTCATTTATGCGGTCGCCGTACCTGTTTACTATGTCGTCTTCACTTTCAAGATTTGACGTTATCACGGTAAAGAGTTGGCGGTCGTAGCGTTGGTAAAGAAGTTCTACCATTGGGCTTACTTCGTTACCCCAAACCTTTACGCTTGTAGCTTCCGTTCCTACGTCGTCGATAAATAGCAGTTCGGTCCCTTTAAGGTCTGCTAATAGTTCGTTCCTTTCATCCCTTGCTAAATCCACCAATCGGGATGCGGGAATTTTTCGTACTTGCTTCCTTTCGTTGGAATAGTTGGAATAATAAAGCGTGTCTATTAGCTGCTTTATCGCGTCCGCTAAGGTCGTTTTTCCGTTCCCCGGTTTCCCAAAAAGGAACAAACCGGGCTTTTCGCTTTTGCCGACGAGCCACTCTGCGGCCTTTCGTATGTGTTCGGCGGTGGCTGTGTCCTCGTTGAAGGTATGCCCGCGCCGCTCCACTTGGAAGCGATAACAATCGGTAAGCATTTCGGGTATTAGGTCTATATACCTATCCACCTTAAAGCGTCCCTTTGAAGCGTCGCGGAGTTTGCTCAGGTGCATTTTCCACCGTTGTAGAAACTGGGCGCGTTCCTGTTTGGGGTCTTGAGATTGTTGGTTGTCCATAACTGCTTGGTTTTTGTTTTTGTAAATATCTATCGACTACCCATGAACGAATGGCGGCGGCATCGCTTTTATAGCGTTTCCCGTTGGCTTCTTTGTAGTCGTTAAGAATTTGGATTAATTCGCGGGTTGTGTCTTCTCCGTATTGCTCGACAAAGGCGTTATATTCTTCCTGTGTCAGTTGTACGCTCGACGCGAAGGCTATTTTTTCTTTTTTCTTTTTTTCGGTTGTTTTTTCTTTTTCTATTTTTTCTTTATCTTCTACGTTAGTAGAAGTTAATATAGATTTAGATATAGATATAGATATGCTTTGTTTTGGGTTGTTTTCTTCGACGGTTGAAACTTCTTCGGTTGTTATTCCTTCGGCTTCGGTTGTTTTGGGTTGTTTTGGGTTGTTTTGGGTTGTTTCTTTTCCGTTTTCGGTTGTTTTTTTTCGTGCGTTTTGGTTTCCTTTTGGAGCCCCGCCTTTCCTTCCGTTTGCTTGGTTACGTTCCAATCTTGCCGCATTCATATCAAACCGGGACTTAAACGCCAAAAAGAACCCTTTCGCTATCGGGTCAGCGTCTTCGTCGGGTTCTTGGTCGTCGAAGGCGTAGGCGAATAGCAACCGCATTACTTCTTTACAAAGTTCCGGGGGCAAAGTGAGCAACGTGTCGCGTATGTCACGGTATATAATTATGCTGTCTTGGCTCATAGTGGTTGTTTTAATGGGGCGCGTTCTCCGGGTATGGCTAACGCGCCCCGGTTTATTAGTCGGTCGTTGTTGTTATCTTCTCCACCTCCTTATAGGCGACGCAGAAGGCGTAAGGAATAATCGCGTTCAAGTTGAAGGGCGAAGCCGAAGTAAGCGAAATTTCAAAGGTTCGGGCTTCCCGTCCTTCTTCTTCCGCCCGCTTCTTCATAGTGGTGTTAATCCATGCTGTAATTACTGCCTTCGCGGTGTCGATGTCGCGTGTCTTAACAATGAAGTCGTAACTACTTGGGCGCGGTTCTTCTTCGTCGCCTTCGGTCGGAACTGCGGTTATGTCGGCTTCAATGCGGTAATACTTCGTATCTTCGCGTTGTTCCTCTCCGTCCGGGGTTTCCTCTCCGGCTTCGTTGCCGCCTTCCACTTCCTCGACGGCGCGGCGGAAGCGGTCGTTTAGTATTATGCAGCCGGGCATTAACTTGACGCTATCCACCGAAAAGGCGGAAGTAAAGTTAAGTTCTATGAAGTCCGTAACTACTTCAATAGCTGCCGTCGCGCTCTGCGCCTGTAAGATGAAACTTTTACGTTTGTTCCCTACCACGGCGGTAGCCTTGTAGGGGCGTAAAACGTAGTCCTTTGAGGGTTGGGCTAATCGGCGTTGGTTACTTACTTCCACGTCGGCAATATCGCCGCATTGAATGTGGAAGGCGATGCTTATCGCGGTATCTTCGTCTATGTACTTGCCCTTCTCAAAAATGATGTTGTTATGCTCCACCGTTATTATTTCCCCGGTGTCTTGGTCGGCAAAGTCTTCCTTCCACGTCTTGACGACGTGCGAAGCGAGAAACTTGCCAACCATCCGGCGTTGGTCGTCGGTGCGGTAGCGTATTTCGTCCTTCCGGGTTTCGGTTCTTTCCTGTGCTTCCATAACTTAGTCCTGTGCTACGTTGAAGTCTGCGGCGGGTTTGAAACTTACCACTTTCCGCGCCGGGACGTGGACGGGTTCGCCTGTGCTGATGTTTCGGGCGGTCTTGGCTTTTCGGTTCTTGTGTCCGAAGGTGCCGAAGCCCCGGAGGGTTACTTCCCCGCCACAATAAACCACGTCCTTAATTACGCCGAGGGTGGCTGTAATTATTTCTTCCACCACGGCGGCGGGTGTGCCGTGGGCTTCCGTTCCGTTGCAAGCTGCCGCAACTTTGGCGGCTAATTCTTTCTTTGTCATTTCGGGTATGGGGTTAGAATTTTTCTACTAAGATTTGGGCGTAAAGGTCGCGGAACGTGTCGCCCGCGTAGGCGGCGATGTCGCTGTCGTGGAAGCAAAGCCGGGAGCCGAAGAACGCATACGAATCCGAAGCCGCGTAGAACGTATACGCGTCCGCAAGCCCGGCAATCGCGCCGCAGGGTTTACCCTCTGCGTCCTTGCCCTTTCCGGGAAGAATACGGAACCAGGGGAAATACTTGTATTCGTTGGTATTGTTCCAATCCGGCCGCCAACCTTCGTTAAGGGCTTCGGTTATGGTTTCCAACTTACGGCGGGCTATCTCGTCGGGACGGAAGCCGCAGGCCTTAAATGCCTTTTCGTCCATTTCGGCTATGCCTAAGACTTCGCAAGCGTCGGCGTAGGTCTTCACGCGTTCGCGGATGTCGGTGTACTCCTGTTCCTCGGTATAGAAGTCGAATACGTTAGCGTCTTCGTCTTCGTTGATGATGTCCTTCACTTGGTCGCTTGCTTCTTCCACGCTGTCGAAGCGGGCCACGAACTCGGCGGATTCGCCGTACTTTCGGAAAAGTGCTATTTTCTTCATTTGGGGTTGTTTGTTAATGGGTTATTAAAATATTTCGGGTTTGTTTTCTTCGGGTCGGTTAGCGTCGTTGTAAAGGATCCGCCGTTGCCGGGCTATGGCTAACCGTACTTGTTTTATAGCGTCCTCGCGTCCTATAAGGCTTTGTTCGTAGTCCAATAACTCCGCTTCCGAAGTCGCTAAGAAGTAGCCGCCGGACGTGGCTATAAGGCCCGGTAGTAGGTCGGTCATTCGGATATGGTTAATAAGTTTCCTTATCCGGGGTTCTGTTACCGTATATCCGGCTATGTTAAGCCGCTGCACGATTGTACGGTTTGTTACTGCGTTTTCCTTTCCTATCTTGGTTTTCAACCCACGAAGGACGAGCGGAAGTAATACGTTTTCTTCGTACTCGGTTAAGGGTGCGGTTTCGGAATTAAAGCCTTTAATCATAGTTAGAAGGGCGTTTTATTGAAGTTAATACTAAGTCCGGGGGCTGCTATGTGTACCCGCTTCCCGGTCGCCCTGTAAACTCTATCTTTGAAGGCTACGGGGTCGCCGTTACCCGCCGAAAGGTGTATTAGGACGATGTTATTTACCGCCTTCAGGTCGTTGGCTTTAAGTGCGTCTATACAGGTGTCTATACTTAGGTGGCTTTCCCTCACTCTTTCCCGAAGGGTCGGAATTAGTCGGCCTTCCTCTACGTTGCGGTCTAATATTTCCGGGTCGTAGTTACATTCTATAAGGACGTTGTTTAAGCCTTTGAAGGTGTTAGGTAGGTAATAGGTATCGGTTGCGAACAAAATGCCGCCCGTTTCCGGGTGCCAAATGTAGAAGCCCACGGGTTCGGCGCAGTCGTGCTTCGTGGCGAACGGTATAACCTTAAAGCCTCCTATCTGCTGAACCTTGTAGCCGTTGCCTTCTCGCTCCAACGTGCGCGGCTTCCACTCGCTTTTTACCTTGGCGTTGTCTATTGTGCCTTGGGTAGCGTAGACGGGAATAACGGCGTTCAATACTTCGTTAATCCGTCCGGCGTGGTCGCCGTGTTCGTGGGTTATAAGACAGCCTACCACTTTGGAAATATTGCCTTCCAACGCGGCTACTACCTTCTTGAAGTTTACCCCGGCTTCAATGAGCAGGGCCTCGCCCACATTCTCCAAAATGTAGGCGTTGCCGCTGCTGCTTGAACCTAAAACACGAAGTACCATTAGAAATTGGGCTTTCTTGGTGTATTATAAGCCGGGGCCGGTTGTGGGTCGGCCTGGGGCTGTGCCTGTGGTTGGGGTGCCGGAGCTGCTTGGGGTTGAACCGGGGCGGCGTATGTCTGCGGCGCGGGTTCTGCCTGTGCCGTGGTACGGACTTCTTCGGCTATTACCGTTTCCGCGTCATCGAAGCCAATAGCGGGGCCGGTGTTGGCCTGCTCCTTAATCTCGACTGCCACGGTATCTACTACCGCGTTGGGGCGGCTGCTCGTTTCGTCCGCGTCGCCGTAGTCCGTTCCTGTAAGGTATTCGTAGAGGGCTTTCTTGGCGCGGCGTTCCGCTTTTCCGCGTAGTTGGTCGTTGCTGCTGTATTGGTCGCGGCGGACGGTGGCTTGAACCGTAAGGCTATTTTTGTCGCCGTTGAAGGAATATGTTACTTTGCATGGGAAAACGGCGTAGGCGGGGTTTTGACTTGTGTCCTGTTGAACGTCAATAATGTATTTCGCCCCAATCTTTTTTAGAAGGGCGGTATAGCCTTCTTTCGTGGGGTACATCGTGCCGCTGATGATGTTGAACTGGTTCCCGGTAGGAAGAAGCCCAATTATTGCGGCATCTATTATCGCTTCGCGGACGGTCGCCACTTCGTAGGGCGGATTTACTCGTCCGTTCTTGTTGGGCTTGCCGTCGCGGTCGGTGCGGAAGCCTACTTTTGTGTTCATCAAAGGCATAAATACCTTTTCCATCACTTCTTCGGTAAGGGCTTCGCGTAGAAGGGTTATTACTTTCGCGGCGTTGAAGGCTGCCCCGAAGTTGTTTACGATGTCTATCGCCGAAGCGTCGCGTAATGCAACTTCAAATTTTTCTTTTGCGGCTACTATGGTAGCCGGAAGTTCCGGGGTCTTGCACATGGTCGGAATATTTTTTAGTTGTTTGTTACTTGGAACTCCCCCGTAGTAACTACAAGCCGGACTAATTGGCTTTTTACGGGGATGAAGTCGTTTACACTCTCGGCGTTATCGACAATTATAGGGGCGGTTACTCCGTGGAAGGCACAAAGGGCGTTAATCACGGCTAACCCGGCGTTAATCTGCCCGGCGTGGTTCTTGTCTTGGTATCGTACCCCGCCAATGTAGGCCACGCAGTCCGGCTCTTTTTCGCCGTTTACAAGCGTCTTATACATTCGGAACTCCACGCCGTCGAAAAGCCCGTTTACACGTCGTTCTACTTCTTCCATACGACATCTTACGAAGTCGTCTATAAGGGCTTCTTCGGTTTGAAGTGTCGCCTTTTCCTGTGCCAACGTAGCGGCTTCCTTATCAAGTTCCACTATACGGGCTTCGGCGGCTTTAATTGTGGCGCGAAGTCCGAGCTTTTGGTCTATCTCGGAAAGGCGGGCGCGAAGTGTCGCCCGGCTCAGTTGACGCTCTGCGGCGGTGTCCTGTGTTGTCGGTGCTGTCACGGCTGCACGGCGGGCGTTCAGTTGGTCTATCTCCTTTTGAAGTGCTACCCACGTCGGGAGCGTCTGCGGGTCTATTTGCGGGTCGGTGCTTACGCGGGGGTTGGCGGCTATGGTGTTGTTATAGGTCGCCTTCTTTGTGGCGTAGTCCTGTACGGCGGCGTTGTGCTTGGTATCAAGGGCGACGGCTTCCGCTTCAAGGCGTTTTATTTCCGCGTCCTGTGCCGCTATAAGCCTGTTTAGTTCCTGGCCTTCCGCGTCCATCTTGTCAAGTCGGGCGGTTTGGTTGGCAATGAAGGCGGCGCGGGCGGTGTCTTGGTTCTTGCGGAAGGATTCAAGGGCTGCGGCAGCGTCGCACTGATGGCGGTTGGCTGCTCCGGGGTCGGCGCACTGATGACCGAATACCGGGCAAATAAGCGGGCCGGCGGTCGGGGCTTGCTGTTCTTGGAATTGTTCGTTATTCACGGTTTCCCAACGCTTGCGAAGGTCGGCTACTTGGGCTTCGTAGTCCTCTTTACGGCGTTTGGCAGTGGCTATGGAAGCCGTAATTACTGACTTCTCCCGGCTGTAATATTTGTTTTCGCTTTCCTCGTCGCGCTGTACTTGTGCGAGGTCGCGGGCGGCTTCGTCGGCTACGCGGTTGGTTTCGTAAGCTGCTGCGCGGGCTGCTTCCTTCGCGTCCTGTAATGCCTTCGCCTGTGCGTCGCGCTTAGTGTTGATTTCCGCCTGTATCTTTGCCGCCTGTTCGTAGGCTACGCGGTTGGCTTCGGCTTCGGAAGCTGCCGCCGCGTCTATGTTGGCGAGGTCTTCCTGTATCTGCTCCTTCTCGCTTTCAAGGGCGGCGTAGTCAGGTGCTACCGGGGTGTTTCGGGTGGCTTCGTCTTTGCGGGTCGGTATCTTGTCTAACTGCGCTTCAATTCTGCCACGGCGTACCGAAATTTCCTTTTTGTATTCTTCCATCGTCTTGCCTGTTACTCGGTGCAGAAGGGCGGCAAATTCTTCGCGGGTGGCGGCTACGTCCGCGTCGTTAATCTTGCCCGCCATCGTAAGCAAGTATTCGCGTTGTGCCTTCCAATGAAGCGTAAGGAAGTAATACGGATCCGTAATGACCTTAAAGAGGTCTTCGGGTATTATTGCGGCTACCTTTGCGTCGTATTCCGCCTTCTTCAAGGGTACGCCGTTAAAGAAGTAGTCGGTATGGTGCCCGGACAGGGTGCGCTCGGTGCTGCCTTTGGGGGTCTTCCACTCCTCGACGTAGACGCGGCGAAGTTCCACGCTTGACGCTTCCCCGGTTTCGGTGTCTACCACGTCGAAAAGCCCGGTTACTTCGTGTTCAAGGTCGGGAATAAAGTTACCTTCCGCGTCGTTGGTCTTTATTCCAAATTTGGAGTCGGAGTTTCCTTCACTGTCTTTGCCCCAAAGAAGCCACGCGAAGGAGTCCGCTATTGTGGTCTTCCCGGTTCCGTTACGTCCGCTTATGGTCGTAACGCCGTCGCCGAACTCTACGGCTACGTTTCGCAAACCCTTAAAGTTTACAAGGGTAAGGCGTTTTAGTGTTACTTGTCTGCTCATATAGCTGTTAATTATTTAGTGTTGTTACTTTTCTTTGTTTCCGGCTAACTCTAAGGCTTTATCCGCGTCAATAATCAGAAGTGCGCCTATTTGGGTTATTGCTTTGTCAATCTTCCCGGAAGTTTTGATACGGCTTGCGGTCGTTTTGCTGCACCCTAATAGTTTCGCCAATCCTTTAAGGCCGTAGACGTAGCGGCGTTCGCCTTCCTGTTTTGTTGGCTTGTTTGCCAAAACCGCTCTTACTCGGTCTTCGACTACATCCAAAAGTTGGCCTACGGTAAGGTCTATTATTCGGGTGTCGGGGTTAATCTTCTTCATCGTCGTCTAAGTATTTTTCCGGGTCTTCGGGAAGCGGAAGTTTGTTAATGTAATGGGCGGAAGCGGCGAAGTTGGCGAATAGAACCAATAAGACGGTTATACTTGCGTCGTCGGCGGCTGCGCAAAGAAGGAATAGCGACAGGGCGAACCATACGAAAATTAGCCACTGCCGGAACGTGTACCGTTCCCCGGTTTCGGTCTTGCCGAATATCTTTGTTTTCAGTTCCTCGCTTGTCATGCTATCAAGTTGTTGAAGGGGTTAATATTTTCGTTCTCGTCCTTTGCCCGGCGCAGCGTTCTTGCTGTCCGTGCCGTTGTTGGTCTGGCCCCGCGTAACAAATAGTTGTCGTCGTTATTGCCGTTGTATTCGTGGAAGCCCATAACCAACAGCAGGGCTGTCGCTATGAAGGCGCGTTTAAGCGGGTCTAAGCTCACGGGAACGCCGCACTTTGTGCAAAACCACCAAACGCAAAGTTCCGTAGCCTTTTGGATGCCTATCTTGGCGTATATGTTGCGGGCGGTGTTCTCTACGGTTCGGGCTGAAATAAAGAGCCTTTCGGCTACTTCTTTCTTACTCGCTCCCCACGCCAACAACTCGGCTACCTCGCCTTCCCGTCGGGTAAGCTCTGCTTTTAGTCGCATATCCCCCAAATATTTTCGGTTACTCCATACTTGGCGAATACTTCCGTAACTGCTACAGCTTGGCTTGCTTTTGGCTCCTGCTTGCCGTCGCGGTAGCAATAGAAGGAATTGCGGTTATTGATTCCCAATGCCGCCCAAAGGTCGGCTATACAGGCTTCGTAGTCGCCCATCTTTACTTGTTTAAGTCCGTTTCGGAAGCCTCGGAAGGCTGCTTTTGTCGCTGTCAATGTCATATTTTGAATTATTAAGCGGTTAGAATTTAGTGCGCGGTGGAAGGCTCGAACTTCCTACGCCCGCTTTTGCTGCGTCCGCGCTCCGGCCTGTTCCCGGTTGTCAACGGTTTATAGCCTTCACGAAAGGGATTCTTTCTCCGTTGGCTTGCTATATAGTTGTGGTTGCTTCGTATTAACTTGATACGGCTATCGGGAAAATTAACCCTTACCCTTGTTTGCCTGTCGCTTCTCTAACCACTCATCGCGGCGGTGGCGGCACTCAATCAAGGACGAAGCCACGGTAGCGAATAGTTCCCCGTCCGGGGTGCGGTAGTCGTATTGGACGCGCTTAACTCGCTTTCCACGTAGGCGGGTAGTGAATACTTCGTAGTTCTCGCTTCCGGCGGGGCAAACACTACAGCCCCGGTTGTCGTTCATGCTCATTGTTGTATGGGGTTAGTTGTTTCGTCTTCTATTAGTTCACCGTTTTGTCCTATCCACAGCATTGCGTCTTGCCCGTTGTAGGAAAAATCAAAGGCTTTGTTTTTGGGGTTAAACCGGCCTTCTAATATTGTGCCTTCTTTAAGTCCGCGTATCTCTGCCAGGCACCAATAGCCGAAGTCGGTAAGCACTTTTACGACTGCCTTAGCCTTAATAGTTTTATTTGCCATATACTTGTATGCTTATTTGTAGTAGAATGTAATTTTAAGCCCGCGACGAAGTTTGCATACGCACTTATCAAGCATACACTTAAAGGCGCGGGTTAGTAGGTTATTGGCTAATTTTTCGCCAATAAGACGAAGAAGCCCGCTTACTCCGACGAGGGTATTTAATCGCTTCCCTTCGCCGTTTACTCCGCTAACTTTAATTCGGAAGTTGCTGTTAATTTGGGTTGTCGTGAAGTCCATATAACTGAAATTTAAGTAATTTTTGTTATTGCTTCGTGCCGTAATTTTCGCTAACTTTGCAACTGAATTACTAACACGATGCAAAGTTAATACTTTGCCATACACGATGCAAGTGTTTGCCATACAAAGGACGTGTTTTTAGGAATTTTTAACATTTAACCCATTCAAAGCAATGGAAGGAACAGTAAAAGAGCGACTTAAAGACTTTATAAAGTTTGTAGGTATCAGCGAACGAGAATTTTGTAGGCGGGTCGGTGTGGGGTCTGCCTATATACAAAGTATTCGCAAGTCTATAATGCCGGACACTCTGCAACAAATTACCATACAATTTCCCCGCCTTAATCCGCTGTGGCTTATGATGGGCGAGGGCGAAATGCTTCTACCCGAAGAAAAGCCGGAAGCCCACGAAGCGGCACCTTCCGAAATTCTGCTTAAACTTTTGGAAGATGCCCGCGAAGAAAAAGCCCGCCTTCTCTCTATAATAGAAAGTCAACAGCGGACTATCGAACGGCTAACCGAACTTACTAAAAAAGCGGATGTCC